ATAAATAATTTTTATTTTTCATTTTTTGTAGTAAAAAAATAAAAATAGGTCTATATTATATAGAATCGGTATTATGAGTAGTCATGCTAATAAGACCCCAAAAAATCCTGGTATTAAACCAGGCAGTCACTACGTAAAGGTTCAAGGTGGACCAGGTGGTGAAGCTATAAAAAATCCACGGTGGACGTCTAAGTCAAAACCTATAGTGAAAAAAGGACCCTCCGCCAAAAGGGGAGGCAGTAAGAAGAAAACAAAGAAATTAAGGAAAACAATGCGTAAAAGAAAGGGAACAAAATCAAAAAAAACAAAGAGACATCATAAACGCAGGTAATTATACATTACAAAATATAATTCATCATTCATAACATATTATCATATCTCCAGTAGACGAGAAGATATGATATCAAAAGAATCCAACGAACCGATATACGATATCGAATTATATAGACGGTGGTAACTTAAGGGTTATACATGTCACCTTGTCCCGAGAAGTACCATTTCATAGATAAATAATTGCTGTTGGTATCAGATACGGCTGAAGAACCTGCGAGTGTGGTATCTGGACCATTTTGTACTAAATTGTATATTTCTCTAGCATTGGTCGCATAATCAAAATACCACAGATTAGAGATATAACCGACAAAGCCTCCATTGGAGGCAATGAAGACATCGCCATAGTTCTGTTTAGGAACACCTCTTAATACTAAACTTTTAGTAACAACTCCATTGATATATATGTCCAACGTTTGGTTTGTAACACGGATAATCACATTGAACCATTTGTTCAACGGAATATCTTCTACAATAATTTCTTCTTGCGAATTGTCGTAAGTACTCATGACAACCGCAAGATTATTGGTATCTGGTGTCAAATATAGTCCCGGTCCATTATTAGGAGCATTCAACCCCGAAGCATTCATTGTATAGTTCCCTTTGTGAAATACGTGACGATATGTACTAGTAGGTGCGACATCATTAACAAATAACCATGTTGACCATGTAAACTCTAAACCATCCTGCTGATTGTTTGATTTTGTAATGGGAATCGCATTTGCGTTATTCGGGTCTTGAGAAATGACCATACTGTGAGTGGCATTAATCATACCATCAAGTAAATGAGGAGAGGAACCTGTTTGATAATACCAAGAAATTATATTGGTAATGATTTGACTTAATATAATGAATATAAACACAATCAATAAAATAAAGGACACTCGGGCAATGATACTATTCGAATTCATAAAGTCAGTAATACCGCTACCGCGAGCCTTACCTGCTAATGAACTAGTTGTTTTGTCGATTGAACTTTCTATTGTATTCATTTTATTTGTATATAATATATAAACAAATAAAAATATAGGTTTTCAAAGTAAACATTAAATAGTATATGCACTTTCTACGACACCATTATTCGAAATAGAAATATTAACTTTCGTATTCAATAGACTTGTAATATAGGAGCTACCACCATAACCACTAGTATAAACATCCCATACTTCTTTGGAAGTTAATGCGTAATCATAATATTGGAACTTACTGGTATATCCTGAAAATCCTCCGGCGGGAGTAATATACGCATCTGTCGTATTATCAATGTGAACTGAACCAGGAAGAAGACAAGTATTCACTAGTTTTCCATCGAGGTAAATATCAACAGTTCTCCCACTTACAACGGTAGTTACATTCACCCATTTCTGAATAGGAATATTGGATACAGAACAATGGTGAATCTTGACACTGGATGTGATACTATCATTATAAGTCATTTGAACATATAAATCATTGTCATATTCTCCTAAATGTACAGATGGACAAGGATCGATAGGGTCATTGTTAGTATCTAGTTTGCCTCGTAAGAATACTATTTTTTTTTCTCCATTTCTATATGTCCAGTCATCAATATACATCCATATAGAATAACTATTAGTGGTAGACGTTTTTGTAGTGACGAGGTCTTTTGCTAAGATAGTGAACTCATTTTTAGCATCCATAATATTTGTTAATGTACGACTGGATTGAATGTATTGATAAATGAAATAAATAATTAAAATGATTACAATAAGTAATATAATGGTAAAAGTCTTCATATAATTATTATTTTATATATTATCTGTATAAAATAATAATTTACCGCATAATTATTTTTATGAAGATGAATTAAAATGTCAGGGTGCCATTACTAACACCATTTTCTGAGAAAGATACGCTAACTTTTGTATTTACTAACCCAGGAGTGCTTCCGTATCCTTCACTAAAAATATTCCATGCTTGTTGAGGGTTCACGCTATTGGGTAGATATAGCATTCGTGTGGTGTATCCAGAAAATCCACCAAAAGGGGTGATTGATAATCCTGCTTGTTTATTGACCGCAGAGATACCGGGCATAACAAATGTATTTACCATTTTACCATCTAGATATACATCCATACTGCGTCCATATACAGATACGATAACGTTTATCCATTTTTGTAATGGTATATTAGAGATAACATTTTCTGATTGTCCTAAATTATTCATATTAATTCCCAATGTTTGTAATAATTTCTGGTCACTTTCATCAATGGGATTACAACCAACCCCGCACATAACAGGGGTGATAGGCGAGTTAGATGTAGTATTTGCGCCAGTAGCGCTAGATGGAGGTGGTCCATCTGGTAAATAATAACTACTTCGAATAATCATCTGATTTTCAATACTCCCTAAAGTTAAAGAAGGAGAGGGTAAAAGAATAGTATTATTAATCGGAAATCCTCTAGCAGCAATTATTTTTTCTTCTCCGTACCGATATGTCCAATCATTTACATACATCCATAAAGACATAGAATAATTGACAGGGTTTGATATGGATGTGTTATCATTCAATGAGGCCGCGTCAATTGTAGTGGTGTTGGTGGCCTTGTTATAACCCGCAAGATATTTTGTTTTAAAAATATAGCTGATAATATAGTTAATAAGTAATATAATTGCGATAATTGCTATAATAGTCTCAACACCCATAATATTTATATATTACCTATATAAAATATTATGATTGATATCCAAAGTATATGACATATTATATTTATATTTATCAAATTACTCATTCTAATCCTCCTGTTGTATTGCCATTATTGGTAAAGAACCATTTCAACGATAAATAATCTGTATCAAACGTATTGTCGGGAGTAGCTAATATTTCACCATCAGCAACTGTAATATCGGTCGGTTCGTCTGTAAAGCTCAGTGGTAAATTAATATTAATATTGGAAGAGGCGTTCACATCGTTAGTGATGGTTGATTGTTGTGTTCTTTTTTCAACTGGAATAATTGTATAATTCATATATGGAATTACTGGAGGGTTGGCTAGTTTGTTGCTATTATAAATATCATATATTTGTGTGTTGGTTAATATTTTATTAAAAAAGTTCACATTACAAATACCTCCGTCAATCCCATTTACTCCGCTTCCACTGGTGATATTTTCATAAGACATTTGTGGAACAATACTATTAGCACTGTTAACCAATACTCCATTATAAAAGATATCTAATGTTCCATTGTTATAATTCAATATGATATTATTCCATTTTTGTTGTGTAATATTTTCCAACCCATAAAGATAAATGAAGTCAGTACTATTCTTATTGTTCAATACGTTAAACTTCAAGGTATTCAGTTTAGAATTATAATCTAGTTTGATAATATCAAAAACATTCAGCACAGTTGTATCATTTATATTGTTAGGGGCATTTTGATTGGAAACTCCATCAAAAAGTAACCAAAATGACAAGGCGAACTGGTAATTATAAGGGAAAGGTTTTGATGAAGTAGAAGGAACACTGGGTATGACATCTGGAATATTATTTAATTCCTTGTATCCACCCAACGTATTTTCCACATTAAGTGCAATTGGTTTGTTTACGATGAGGGTTCCACTACTTTGTGCTTTTTTCTTATTTGTATAAGGTAATACGATATATTTCAATAAATATAAACAGATTGTAGTTAACAAAATGATATAATAACTCCTGTTAGTATTATAAAGATTTGTTCCTACACCTTTTGCTGCTTTTAATCCTTGAGGTCCATATTTGGAACCATATTTGAATATAGGTGCCATAAGATAATGATAAATAGGTCCCAAAATATATTGAACGATTAGGTCAACAAGATTGACAACCAAACATGGAATATAAAATACCGAATCTAAAATGAGTCTCAGAAGTGGAGATTTATTGTAATACGTAGTACTGGATAATAGTTTAAAAAATATTCCAAATGCTGCTAAAACAACACAAATATTCAAAACTAGTCTCCATGTAGAACTTGAACTACCACCCATTATTGTACTATTGATGATCCATACTATTAAAAGGCCTACAGTAGTCAATCCGGTAACAAGAAACAACGCATTTAGAAAATATTTTGAAAAGGTGGATTGTTGAGATTCTTCTGCGTTCAACTGGTTTGTATTAGGAACACCTAAACCCATAATTGTAAATATTAACCAGACAACGACTAGAAGGGATGACAATACTGCTATACTAGTAAAGTCACTAGTGTTTGTAGGGATTGTGCTTAAATAGTATGTAACTGCGATAATAAAACCAATAAAAAGAACCACATTTATTATTGAAAATAATGTAAATCCGCGAAATATCCCTGTATTTTCTATTCCATTTTCACTTGTGGTTGGAAAGTTTACAAATGTGAGTAAAAAAATGAACCCGAATAAGATAAGTAGCCAGGTAAACAACATATACGGTCCTGAATATTGTTCTACATAATTTCCTGGATTACTGAAGTAAAATATAGCTACAAACAAAAGGAGACAGAAAAAAATGATACTATATTTCATAAGATTCATATTAAATGATAAATGTATTCCAGTATTAATAGTTTTTAGTGATGAATAAAATAAAAATATTCCTATAGGAACTAGTGCAAGTAGAATACCTATCGCATAATGGTCGATTGCTTTTTTATTTCCTAATGTAAATATGAGTATAAGGATAATTATGTATAAAAACAATACAAATGTCTCTTTCATATTTATAAAAAAGCTTGACCGCAATAAAGGATATGATTCTTTTTTATCAGAAGATAAAGTAGAGTTCATGTTATTTTTTGATTCTTTATTTATATTATATCATAATAAATAAAAAATTATATAAAATATGTATACATTGAAAATTACATATTTTCCATAGCAGTTTTACAACCATGACACTCACGACATAATGCCACCAGATTTTCAACATTATTCCCACCTCCATGTTCTAATCGTACACAATGGTCAACTTCAAACCATGCGTTCAACTTCTCTTTACATTCCCCACATTTCCATCCCTGTTGCGATGCGACATATTTCTTTTTTGTTTCACTTACTGAACGTTTAGTGCCTTTTTTACCGTTCGAAACCCCTCCCGATTGTAGGATTTTTCTCTCGTATTGGTTGTTGATTTGTGTATTTTCTTGATTAAACTCTTGCATAAAGTTTGTCTGTGATTCGTTATTATTATTATTTGTAAAGTCTAAAATAGGCGATATCATGTCTATAGATGTTTTATCAATTGGCATATACTTAATTATATTATTTGCGTTGAGTAGCATACTTTTACATTGTTTTGGATTGCGTTTTGCCATCAAATATAACGATAGTCCAATAAATGAAAAAAATACGATTTGTAAGTATTTTTTATTTTTATAAAAAAGTTTGCTATATTTTCCATCGTGATAAGTATTGAATATAAAAAATCCGGTCACTCCAAATATAAGAATTTCTAATTTCATATAATATAGTATTTATATAAAATTAGATAATAATGTTTGTTAGTAATTTATTTAGTTCTTTTTTTTAAGTGTAATCGTATGTCTATGTCTATGTCTATTATGTCTTTGCTTTATTGTAGAGTTAGAAGTGTGTTTCTTATGTGTATACGTTGTATTGAGGGTATTAACAATGGTTTTAGAGAGTGGTAATGAAGACTTGTTAGCATGATCATATAGAACATCATTTTTGTTATAGGAATATTCCTTATATATATTTGTAATATCTGTTAAATGATTGATAATAACATTATGATTTATTTTAGTAGTAGGATAATAAAGGATATCCATATATAGTTGACGAACTGCGTTGATTATTTTTAAATCATACGATTCAACTGGTACTTTGTTGTAATAAGACAAAACAAGATAGGAATAACAACTAATAAATCCCCAAACATCAAGGTTATAAATCATGACCTCCGTAAAATATTTATTAGCATCGAATCTTTGATTGTATGTAAACTGTTTCAATATTTTATAATTATAATGAAGGAGAAAAGGTACAATATACTGATATTTATGTTTTTTCATTTTGTCAGGAATAGTAGATAATACTTTCTCATAGTATGAAGTGTCTTTGAATAATATTTTAAATATCATATTTAATAGCTTCAACCCACTTTCTTCTTTGTTTATCCGAGCAAAGATAATCTCATATATTTGAATGGCTGTGGTATTATTAGAGTCAAGTAGTGAATTATATTTCTTAACGAAATCGTCGCGCATGAGTAAAACTGAAAAAATAATATTGAAGTTAAAAGAACTGGTATATTTATTATAATGACTTGTATTACTTTTAGTAAACGCCATACCCCAATCAATCATACGAACGATAGGGTCTTTTTGCGATTCTGATAATATTAAAATATTAGAGGCTTTTAAATCGCCATGACATACATGTTTATTATTCATAGGAATGATTCCATACTGATATAATTGAATTAAATGAATATTCAATAAATAAATGTCACTAAATAATGCTCCATGTTCTAATATGCTATCTAGACTAGTTCCGCCATAAGGCATATTCAGCGCATATAATTTGTCTAGATGTTGATTAATATTATTTCGGTTAATTTTATTTTTTACAAGAGGTTTACATTTTTTGTCAAACAATACCAGGTCATCTTTTGATAAATGTGAGGGAGTACATAAATAAATATTATTAATTAAGAAATATTTTTGATAATTATGTATATTCTCTAGTATACGATGAATTTTATTAATTTTATCATATTCTTCTTCAGCATATTCTTTTAACATAAGTTTCGTGACATATTTTTTGTTAACCTTGTTGCTATTATTACATGGTATGGAAGGATACAATACACATCCAAAACCACCTGCATCAATTACTTTACCTCCAATGAGCATAGATTGATTATTTTGAGTAGTCATATTTTTTACTATATATACTTGTTATATTTTATTTGTTATACAAAATGTATATGATAATTATCAAAAATAATAAAATAGCCACGTAAATTAACCTGCTAATCGTTTTGTAATATTCCCTCATTTTTATGTTAGTAGGTTTATATTCATCGTAATACGTTTTATAAAAAGAGCTAAGAGAAATACATGGTTTTTCAAGTTTTTCATTTATTTTATTATGAATGAAATGAGTCCATCTAATAAATGCATCTTTGGAGTCTAAATAAGGAGTTACTGGATACAAGTTTAAAAAACTTTCAAACGTTTTCGAGGCAGATTGTGTGGGTATAAATAACGGCATATTTTGTATGAGGTCATAATATTTTTTTTTCGTGACTGAGTTAGGTGTTGTCGGGTATGTGAACGCAATTGTGTGGATGAAGAACCAGTAATGTGGTCCCCATATGGTAGGGTCTAATTTCATTCTTACTAATTATAGTAATTAAACATTAAAAGATACTTGTTTAAACATAATTATTTATTATATACAATTATGAATAAAATAAAACAATGTATGAATAAGAGCAGACAAGATATGAATAAAAATAAGTCGGAACAAAATATATGTACCAACTGTGAGAAGTTGGGGCATTTATTTCATCAGTGTAAGTTGCCTATAATCAGCTATGGTATTATAGCCATACACGAAAATAAAAAAGAGAATAAGTATGAATATTTGATGATAAGAAGAAAAGATTCATTCGGATATATTGATTTTATTCGTGGCAAATATTCGTTATATAATATTGACCGAATTAAACAGTGTATTGATGGAATGTCTCTAGATGAAAAGCAACGCTTGAGAACTCATAGTTTTGAAGAGTGTTGGAAAATGTTATGGGGAAGGGAATATACCAATCAATACAAGAATGAAGAAATGGTTTCACAAAAAAAGTTTCATATTATAAAAAGTGGTATGAATATTGGTACAAATCACTACACATTAGATACTTTATTAGACGATAGTAATACACAGTGGACAGAACAGGAATGGGAGTTTCCAAAGGGCAGACGTAATTTACGCGAAAAGGAGCTGGTATGTGCCATGCGCGAGTTTTCTGAAGAGACTGGGATACCTAGTTCTCGATTAAATATTATAAATAATCTGGTTCCATTTGAAGAATTATTTATTGGTTCGAATCATAGAGCATATAAACACAAATATTATTTAGGTTTTATTGAAACCACTGAAAAAGAAAATAATTTATTGGATAATTACCAGGAATCAGAAGTTAGTAAATTAGAATGGAAAAATATTCATAATTGTCTAGAGTCAATTCGAGATGATAATTTAGAAAAAAAAAGAATAATACAACATATTAATAAAGTATTAGAGGAATATACATTATATTCATAATACTCATAATATAATATAGATATAAAGTAATGGATAATCGTTCAGAAATAAGTAATAGTGATAGTGATGAAAATGAAACAAATGAAAAAATGATTGGAGATGTATTAAAAGATGAATATATGAAAAATAATTGTGATAGCGATAAAATAAGTAAGGAATGTAATAATTTCAAATTAAAAAAAGAGATTATTGAACGACAACAAATTCAAGAACTCGAAGAATCTGAATCAAATGGAGATAGAGAGAGTATGAATGAAGTAAATAAAATTATGAATAAAGATATTTTATATCCGCAATTAGACGACCCTAAGTTTATAATAAAAATCGCAGAGAAAAAAGAGTTTTATGATACAAAGTATGATGGGAGAATAATGGAAATCAAAGAGCAATCTAATATAATGAACAATGCTAGCTTTGAATTAGCTCCTCATCAATTATTTGTAAAAAACTTTTTATCATATAATACTCCTTATAACAGTCTTTTATTGTATCACGGACTAGGAACAGGAAAAACCTGTTCTGCGATAGGTGTTTGTGAAGAACAGCGTGATTATTTAAATCAAATGGGAATTGAGAAACGAACATTAATTGTTGCATCGCCCAATGTTCAAGATAATTTCCGATTACAATTGTTTGATAAGCGAAAGTTAAATAAGGTAGATGGACAATGGGTAATTACTGGATGTATTGGAAATAAATTATTAAATGAGATTAACCCAATGAACATGAAGGGTATAACCAGAGAAAAGGTAATCCAACAAATTAACAATATCATTAATAACTCTTATATGTTTGTGGGATACAATGAGTTTGCTAATTATGTTGAAAAAGTATTACAAGTTCGTGGAGAGTTCGATTCAGAAGAAGAGAAAGAGATGGTCCAAAAACGAAATATGAAATACGAGTTTGACGGACGTTTAATTGTAATCGACGAAGTTCATAATTTGAATGAAGATAATAAATTAGCTCCTATGTTGACAAAGGTAGTTTTATATACCCAAAATGTCCGTTTATTATTATTATCAGCTACTCCAATGTATAATAGTTATAAAGAAGTAATTTGGTTATTAAACTTGATGAATATGAATGATGGACGTGGAATACTAAACACTAGAGATGTATTTGAGAAAGATGGAAGTTTCAAAAAAGGAAAAGGACAAGAAAATGAAGGAGAAGAACTTTTATTGAGAAAAGCTACCGGATATGTATCTTTTGTAAGAGGTGAAAACCCTTATACATTTCCATTCCGTATATATCCGAATATATTTTCGCCTGGAAATACCTTTGATAATATTGAGTATCCTACAACACAATTAAATGGGAAAAAAATTAATGTAGACGAGGTCATGAATGACGTTTTGAAAACATCTATATATGAAACTTTTGTAGGCCCGTATCAAGAAAAAGGGTATCAAATGATAATTAATAATTTTCATAATCAAAAAGAGGAACAAAGTTTATCTGGATTCGAAGAGTTGAACTCTTTTGGATTTACCTTACTACAAAAACCTTTAGAGGCATTAACTATAGTATATCCGTCCGAAGACTTGGATAGATATATAGAAATGAATGATGATACAAATGATAAATCTAAAAAGAATGAAAATGTAATGATAACAGATACAAAATACGATTTTATAGGACGAACGGGATTAAAACAAGTAATGGCCTTTACAGATACAAAGACACCTCCTATGAAAGGAAACTTTGAATACACAAATTGGGTGAAAGATTCACAAGTACATAATCGTTTTTTTTCTCAAGACAAAGTTGGTACTTATAGCGCAAAGATTAAAAACGTGTGTGATAGTATATATTCAACCAAAAAAGTGGTCTCTGAAGGTGTTATTCTAATTTATTGTCAATATATTGATAGTGGAATTATTCCATTAGCGTTGGCTTTGGAAGAAATGGGATTTTCTCGTTATGGAAAGAATGCATCAAGTTTGTTTAAAACGCCACCTTCTCAACCAGTGAGTTCAAAAACCATGCAACCGATTGAAAAGGGAGAGAAGGTTCATAGCGCAAAATATATTATGATAACTGGTGACCCTCGATTATCTCCAGACAATGATTATGAAGTAAAAGCAGTGACTGATGATAATAATAAAAATGGAGATAAAATTAAAGTGATACTGATATCTCGTGCTGGTTCAGAAGGAATTGATTTCAAGTTCATAAGACAAATACATATATTAGACCCATGGTATAATATGAATCGAATTGAACAAATTATAGGCAGAGGTGTTCGAAACGGTAGTCACAAACTATTACCCTTTGAAAAACGTAATGTTCAATTATATCTATACGGCAGTTTATTGAGAAATAACTCAAATATAGAAACAGCTGATAACTATGTATATAGATTAGCGACATTCAAGGCAATCCAAATAGGTAGGGTTACTCGTTTATTAAAACAAACTGCAGTAGATTGTCTATTGAATCATGACCAAACTAATTTTACACAAGAAAAAATAGAAGAAGGAACTTCCATAAAGGTAAAACAAGTTCTCTCTTCGGGTGAGATATTGAAAGATTTCAAAGTCGGTGATGTGGATAATTCTTCTTCTTGTGATTACATGAAATGTGATTTTAAGTGTATGCCAGATAAGGATATTATTTCAGATGAAGTAAATGAATACACATATACAGAATCGTTTGTCAATGTAAATGCCGAAAGATTGTATCAAAAAGTGAAGAGTTTATTTCAAGACCGTTTTTTCTATAAAAAAACAGAATTACTACATGAAATAAATACTCCACGAGCTTATCCTATCTCACAAATATATGCTACTCTAACACATCTAATTAATGATAAAAGCAAAATATTGATTGATAAATATGGACGTTCTGGAAATCTAGTAAACATAGAAGAATATTACTTGTTCCAGCCTACCGTTTTAGATGACAAAAATATTCCATTATTTGAGAGAAGCGTACCATTAGATTACAAACATAATATGTTGAAATTAAAAATGAAAATGAAAACAAAGGTCGAAGAATCTGGCAAAGAATCTAGCAAGGAACTTGGTAAGGAAACTATCATGAAACCAACAGAACAAAATGAGATTGGTGAACTGGAAATTATGGAGGATATTCAAATAAAATATGACACGGTCAAAAACATTATTGACCAAACACGTTCGTATGATGTTTCGAGAGGAGAAGAAAACTGGTATATTCATTGTGGTTATATTATGCGTAAATCTATTTCTGACAAATTACTGAACAAGGATGTCGTGCTAGTGTTATTAATAGAACATTTAGTAGATATGTTAGTGTTTAGTGAAAAGTTAAAACTCATGAATTATATATACAATATTAGTGATATGAATCCTAATTCTATTGAATATAAAGTAAAAGAATATCTGGATACAAATATAATTAAAACATCACGAGAGACTGCGATGATTATGATTAATGGTACGAAGTTAAATATAAAAATATTAAAGAATAAAGAATGGATAAACGCGTTACCTGAAGATGTTAAAGATGTTGAAAAGGAAACTACCAAATATTTAGAAGATTTAAGAAAATATGAAATTAGTAAAGTGAATGGATATTTCAATTACAATATAAAAATTAATAATATGGATTTCAAGGTGCGATTTAAGTTGGTAGGTAAAAGTACAGGCAAACGATGTCGAGATACGTCAAAATCAGATAAGATCCATATATTGAATATTTTGATAGGACATGATAAGTTTAACAAAGAAAATACAAAGGGTATGGTAGAACAACAATTATGTGCCTTAGAGGAATGGTTATTTAGATATAATAATATGATAAAGAAGGACGATAAATTATGGTTTTTCAATTATGAAAAATCAATATTACTACAAAAAGAATTACATGAGTGATTGTGAGAACCCATTTATCCTTCATTTCTAACGAGTATATAAAAATTGAAAAATGTAAAAACTAATATGGAAAACAAAATAAAGCGATATATATATAGTATATAATATGGATAAATCTTACAAATCAAGACCACCTATTAATAACAATATTTTATTTAGTAGGGCACTTCTTCATCGTACAATTTGTGTTCCTATGATTAACGTAGGAAAAAATATAAATCAACTATTGGAAACATATATTAATAAAAATTACGAAGGAAAATGTGTTGTTGAAGGTTATGTGAAACCAGAATCCTCAAAGTTGATAACTTATTCAAGTGGAAAAATCAAAGATATCAATATTATATTTGATGTAGCCTTTGAATGTAGTATATGTTGTCCAGTCGAAGGAATGTTATTAAAATGTACTGCAAAGAATATAACGAAAGCAGGAATTAGAGCAGAAATTAGTAATGAAAATCCGAGTCCTGTTGTCATATTTATTACTCGCGATCATCATTATATGAGTTCGGCATTTTCAAAAGTGAAAGAGGGTGACGAAATATCTATACGCATCATTGGTCAACGATTTGAATTAAATGATAAATATATATCCATAATCGCTAGTTTAATAGAAGAAAGAAGTGGAGAGGTTGTAAGAAAAACGAATGCGAAACCTAAGTTAGTATTAGGATAGATATATGATTTTGATTTATATAGAGTCTGTCTTATAATAATTTGTAAAAACATATAAACACATCACAATATATTTTTTATATGAGTATGGAAGGAGAAATTCAATATGAAGAGCCATCAGAAATAATCGAATATAGCACGTCCGAATTGAATAATATCCGCGATCAAATAGAAAATATGAATAAGTTTAACCAAATAGAACTTCTTCGCATTCTGAATACACATAATAATAATATGATAAATGAAAATAAATATGGTATACATGTTAATCTTACAGAGGTTGAATCAACAGTCATTCATAAATTACAGACATATATGAATTATGTAAACACCCAAGAAAATACATTGAATGAACTAGAGAAGCAACAAGAGGACTGTAAGAATACATATTTTACAAAAGATAATAAAGAGTAGATGACGTAATATAATAAGAATAATACTAACAATAGAATATGAGTTCTATAAATTATAATGATGTAATTGTAAAGTTACAAGATTATATGTTGTCGGGAACATTAATTACAAATAACAGTCGCAAAGATGAATCGTTGACTAATAATAATACTGCTACTGCTACTAAAAATACATATATAAATAAAAATAAAATTATTAATAACGTTGATAACTATCAACAACCGAGATTTTACCAGCCTAACGAAAAGGATTCGTTATTTTGGTGTTTTTTTATGTTGTATGAAGGAGTAGAAAAATATGAGATGCCTGGAGTTCGGTCATTTGTCAATGAAAAGAACCTGAAGTTTAATTATATTGAGAAGATTCGAGAACAAAAAGTAGCATTGAAGACATATAAAATACGTAATATAACCGAACATGTTGAAGACGAATTGGCAAACAAACAGGTTATTGGAATGAAAACATTTATAGCGTTATGTGTGGCATTTAATATAAACGTACTATTTATTCATAATCGTAAATGTTTTCCATTGATACTGAATGATGCTAATAAAATAAATGTGGTTCATCAAAAAGATGCTCCAAAAAAACATTATGTAATTGAAAACGATACTACTGATGACCAGCTGGATGCCTATAAGAATAAATATTTTTCATGGGAAAGTGTAGATAAACCAATAAAGGCAATTAGTTCTTATAAAGTTTCCGAATTGATTGATATATGTAAACAACTAGACTTAGATAAAACAAATGATTTAACAAAACAAAACAAAAAAGACTTGTATGAAATTTTATTATGCGCACTGAGCTGATACAGTTTCAGGATACTATAACTGATGATAATAGAAAAACAATAGCAAATAAGAAATCTATCAAATAGTCATTTAAAAATTGATTAATATGATATTTTATATAAAAATAGTATATTATAATATATTAGAAGTATGACCGATAAACCAGATAAGAACTTATCATTTTCTCGTAATCAAAATGATAATAAACCACCAAAACAACAGATGGACAAAATGATTGATATGTATTGGGAAAATAATCCATTTCTAAAAGACTCTAATTTAAATCATGAGCTGGAAGTAAAGTTTGGAACAAAAGGTATCAAACGTATATCAAAAATCGATTATGATAATGTGATAGGAAAGTTAAAATCATTAGGTTTTTATAGTAAGAATGAAGAAGGAAACTATATGATGCGTATTCAAAATGAATATCTGAATCCGACAGCGGGTAAGTTTATGATTTCTAACATAAGAACAGAAATAAACGGATTTCGCGGTATTCAAGAATATTGTAAACATAATGATATTAAGAAATTAATGTCGAGCTATAATTCTTCAAATGGTGTAGAGTTTTACAAAAAACAAGGATATAAACAAGGTGACCAACAGGTTCGACCAGTTAATTTCAATGACTTTAACTTTAGAATTACTTATAACACAGAAATGAAAATGAGTGAACACAACGGTATTATACGCGATACGATAGAAAACTGGGACAAATCAAAAAAATCATATCGTTACTTAAATCGCGTCACTTTCGTTCATCCAGAGTTGCCCATAAATGTTGATATTAGTATTGTAAAAAGTTCTGGAATGTCAACCGACCGTAAGTTATTGTTGTCGTATACAACGGAAGAGTCAGGTGTATTTAATAAACCTGATACCTATGAAATAGAGTTAGAGGTAGATAATTCAAGGATTGGTCCCGGAACATCTATTGAAACCGCGAAGGATTTAGCTAACCAAATACGAAAAGCGGTTAAGTATATTCTAATGGGGTTACAAGGAAGTAATTATCCAGTCTCTTACAATGAGTTACATGATACAACGATGGATTATATGAAGTTATTACACGGTAAAGACTACCAACATAAACACAGAAGTTTCATACCTAGTAATTTTGTAGGTCCGTCATCATATACTTTACAAATTCAAAATATTGCTCCTGTAAACGATAATGCAAATATTCCCAACATACGTAATAAATATACAGTTACTGATAAGGCTGATGGAGAAAGACATCTTATGTATATCTCACCAAATGGAAAAATATATTTGATTAACTCGAGTATGGATGTGATCTTTACCGGAGCAAAAACAACCAGTCAAGACCTGTTTCATACTTTACTCGATGGAGAATTAATTTTACATGATAAGTACGGTTCTTTTATCAACCTATTTGCTTGTTTTGATGTATATTATGTAAATAAAAAAGACGTTAGGATGTTAGGTTTCTTACCACAAACGAAAGAAGAATTAGAGAAGACAGATAAGTTTCGTTTACCTATATTAAAACAAGTAGTAGGTAACTTACATCCCAAATCAATTGTGAATGATAATCAAATCTGTCCCATCCGTATTGATGTAAAGCAGTTTTATCCCACTTCTTCAAGAGATAATATATTCGATGGTTGTAATCTAATTTTAACAAAGGAAAAAGATGGTTTGTTTGAATATACTACAGATGGATTGATATTTACGCCGGCAAGTATGGGTGTCGGTGCGGATGAAATTGGAAAATCTGGACCATTGCGTAAAATAACATGGGAACATTCTTTCAAATGGAAACCGCCACAATACAATACGGTTGACTTCTTGTGTTCTGTTAAGACAGATGTAAATAAAAAAGAAGAAGTTAAAAGTTTGTTCCAAGAGGGTTTAAACACACATTCAGTCAATCAAATCGACCAGTATAAAACATTGATATTACGTTGTGGATTTAATCAACTCGACCATGGTTATATAAATCCTTGTCAAGATATACTCGATGGTAAGATTAAGAAATATGGAAATGATAATTTAGACAAGGAAGAAGAATATCAACCAGTACAATTTTATCCAACTAATCCGAGTGATAATGAAGCAGGTATTGCAAATGTGGTATTAAAAAGAGATGATGGAGGAGTCGAACAGATGTTTACAGAAGAGGACGAAGTGTTTGGAGACCAGATGATTGTAGAGTTTCGTTATGAAATAAATAATAAACCAGGATGGAGATGGATTCCACTAAGAGTCAGATATGATAAAACTGCGGAACTTCGGCGAGGTGTAAAGAATTATGGAAATGCATATCATGTGGCGAATAGTAACTGGCATTCTATTCATAATCCAATTACTGATATCATGTTGAAAACTGGAAGTAATATACCTGATCAATTAGCTGATAGTGACATTTATTATAATCGTTTGACAAAGAATACGAAAACACAAGCGATGCGTAACTTTCATAACTTGTATGTAAAAAAGTTGTTGATTACAAGTGTTTCCCAACGAGGTCATACATTAATCGATTACGCTTGTGGAAAAGGGGGGGATATATCCAAATGGATATCATCCAAACTATCATTTGTATTCGGAATCGATGTATCTAAAGATAATATTGAAAATCGAATGGATGGTGCGTGTGCTCGGTTTTTGAATTATTCAAAGAAATTCAAAGATGTTCCCTATTCGGTCTTTGTTCATGGAAATAGTAGTGCAAATATTCGTAGTGGACAAGCAATGATAAACGATAAATCTAGTGAAATAACCAAAGCAATATTTGGAAACGGTCCTCGTGATTCAGATAAATTAGGAAAAGGGGTAGTTAAATATTATGGAAAAGGAGAAGATGGATTTAATGTATCTTCGTGTCAGTTTGCCATTCATTACTTCTTTGAAAATAAAACTACCTTTCAAAACTTTATCAGAAACGTGGCTGAATGTACAAAGTTAGGGGGATATTTCGTAGGTACTTGTTATGATGGTAAATCTGTATTCAATATGTTGAAGAATAAGAATCTTGGTGAAACGGTAAGCATCTACCAAGGAGATACCAAAATATGGGAAATTGGAAAAGAATATTCCCAAGATGTTTTTGAGGATGATATCACAAGTCTGGGATATGAGATAAATGTATTTCAGGAAACAATTAATAAGGCGTTTCCAGAGTTTTTAGTTAATTTTGACTATCTTGTACGTATTATGGAAAATTATGGCTTTCAGATTGTTGAACGTGATGAAGCGCAATTAATTGGATTACCTAATGGTAGTGGTATGTTTAGCGAGTTGTATACAATTATGGAAGACGAGATTAAGCGAAATCATAAAATGAAAAATGAATATGGAGACGCAAATAAAATGTCCTCTTATGAAAAGAAGATATCCTTTTTGAATAGGTACTTTGTCTTTAAGAAGGTTAGTCATGTGGATACTGAAAAATTGTTAATTGACTCTATTGAAGAACTAGATGCCGACGAATCAGTTATAAATGATATTCCGTATAGTGATGATGAGGAGGAGGATGAGGATGATGAGGAAAAGGAAAAGGAAAAAGAAAAGGAAAAAGAAAAGGAAAAGGAAAAGGAAAAGGAAAAGGAAAAGGAAAAAGAAAAGGAAACTAAAACAAAAACTAAAACTAAAAGACTAAAGAAGAAAATAATTCTAGTGGAGAATTAAAAGACTTAGAAATAATAATGTATAATAATCAATACACGTAATGAACTATTACACATTATTACCAAAAAAATATAATATCCCATTGATAAAACCAAATTATTCTACTCACATTTATGATTCTTATTTATTACCTTATATATCACATAGTGTAGTAATGAGTTTGAATGATATTTACCAACAAATAGAGAAAATGAAGATTGATATGGCTATTTATAATATCAATTACATTTTTTCACTAGTTAATCCATATGATTTTATTTATAGAAATATACATGAGCAAAATGTAGATGGAAATGATAATATTACTGAAATATATTCTGATTATAAACAACATATACATGAGAATAATAATGACGATGACAATGTGAATTGTGTAAGCCAATTAAATAGCACATCATTGTTAATATACAACTTGATAGAAATTAACAATATGTTATCTCAACTATATAATTATTATTCTAATATTAACATATTATGTATCAATGATGATAGTTGTTCTTTTTATAGTTATATCAAACATACACGAAACTCTTACAATGACAATATTCATTATATTTCATCTACTCAATTAAGCACAAGTATTACAAACAAAGATAAAAGTATATATAATATACCTAATGAATATACGAAACACAATATAAAGTATAATTTATTGTATTTCGACTTGGATTATTTAAATAATATCCACAGTATTGACACACAAAAGCAAATCAAACTACTCGCATTGTATTTGCGTTACATATTAGTTTATCAGGAAGAAGGTGGTAGGTTCATTTTAAAATTAAATAATCTGTATTATAAACCATTTTTGGACGTTGTGTATATATTAACCAGTTTATATGAGAAAGTATATATTTGTAAGCCTCATATTTCATCTCAAGAAGAGCGTTTTATCGTATGTGAAAAATATAATAATCGCATAAGCTCTATAGAGAAAGATGATATGATAAATAGTATAGAACAAGTTATATTTTGTGATGATATTGTAGATAATTTTCAAGAAAATCATATTACTTCATTATTAAACAATAGTTTGCCCAAATTATTATTGAACAAATTAGAGGAGATTAATATTATTACCGCGTATCAAACATTGGATAAATATGACGAAATGATTAATATTTGTAAATCAAAGAATATATTTGAAAGAATAGAAAATTATAAAAAAATGAGCATTACTAAATCAACACAATGGTGCCAACATAATAATATTCCTTATAATCAAGTTATGACAAAATGATTTTAAAATTGACACTGAATTAAACGTCAACAGTTTACTATATAAAAGTAATTAAAGTAATCAACTATAAACATGAAGATAATTTTGAGTTCGAGTTCAAGGGTTTTAAAATCGCACGTCAATCATAAGCACAAGGTAAATACCAAAAAAAAAAAGGGTATTGTATATGTTATGGCAAACCGCTCTATGCCTGGTATAGTAAAGATCGGGATGACCAGACGTCCTCTTAAGCATCGTTTGATGGAGGCAAACAAGAGTAATACCTTTGGTCCTCCAGATCGGTATTACGTCATTTGTGCGAAACATGTTGAGGAAGCCTACAAGAGAGAACAAGAGATTCATTTTCGTCTCATAAACGAACGCGTTAGAACTGGCCGAGAGTTCTTCCGTATATCCCATGCCAAATCGATAGAGCTTATTGATGGTTACGATGGGGTATGGTGTGATGAGGATGAGGATGAGGATGAGGATGAAGACGATGATGATGAAACAAAAATACTCAAGAAAACAAGATCCATTTTACCTCGTGAAACGGCTAGATTACTATCTAACAACAGCACGTTTGTCAAGGAAATCCTCAAAATGAAATTAACAACAGCACGTTTGTCAAGGAAATCCTCAAAATGAACTGACTTCGTATACGAACACGTATCTATGTATATACAAAAAAAATCAAAAAAATAAAAAATAAAAAATATCTAATCAGATGTTTTTTATTTTGTGATAGTAGTATTGTTTTGTTATACTGTTCAACTAACAAGACTTATGAACACCAGTTCCTCCAGTAGGTTTTTTATAAAATGTTCGTGAAATAAGAGGGGCACATGGTACAGACTTCGATTTGTGAATAAAAGGCACAAATGGTTTTCCTCCACGATTCTCATATCTATTTCCACTTCCTTTCAATAAATTATTGAAGAATACATTTTTTTCAACAGTGGTAAGGCCCAATTTCAATGTACGAGTGCTACTTGATACTCCTCCTTCTTTGGCGAATTGAGGATTACTGGGTTTATAAATAACTTTGGAACAATTACTTTGACATTTCGTAGGGTAACAATTAGCGACATATGTATTTGACAATGTTGTGGGAGTGCCAGCAAGAGCATTTGGATTACCTCCACCTGAATAAAAGTTGAAGGCTCGTTGTTTGTATGTTTGGCAACGATTTTGTCTATATTGTTGATGGGTGGTATAATAATCTTTATTGATAATAGTACTAGCAGGACGAACACGACGAAGTGCCTTGCGTTGTTCATTACAACATAATGTATGGCTTTGACTTACAGGCAAAGGATCCATTGTTAAGTTCGGTGTAGGCGAGTATCCAGAAATGGCAATGATGCCAGAACTAGTAGCACATATGGGATATTGATATTCACTAGACATATTGATTATATATATATTACGATACATTATTTTTAACTAAATAATAATATATTGTCAATATTTTGTACGCCTATTTTATTCACGAATAATACTAATTAGGAATATTATTTTGTACAAAATTACGTCCAGGTTGGTCCATCAATTGTCCCAATAAACCTTTAGTTCTTTGATTTTTACTAGCCCGATTTTGATTAATGACTATATCAAAATCAGGACAACAAGGATCCAAAATAACCGTAGGAATATTGGATACTATACCCTTTCTATAATGTTTCATCGGGCGCGCTGACCCATGCTTATAAGTTGTAAAGTTAGTTAAATCATTATTGGTAATAGGACGAATATTACCTGCAGTAATTGATGATGGATTTTGGTAAACACCTGTTCCTTTTGTAGGACGAAAATTGTGAGGATTGGACCTATTGTTATATGAGTTCATGCCGAGTGGAAAGAATGCTGATGACATAGTTGCTATAGTAATAGTATATATAATATTATAACATAAAATATTATAACATAAAACATTATAAAAATGAGATTATTTTATTCTCCTATGAAAAATAATCTAAATATATTATACTAATGTTATCAATATTATTAATCGTATTTTTCTTGTATCTTATTCTGTATTCTTTTTGGAATCCATGTGTAAAAGAAGGGATGTCAAGCACCAATTCATATCAACCCTATTCCGCTGGAAATATACCAGCACTCGCAAATAAAAATGCTGGTAATATCCAGGTATTAGAATCAAAAATAACAACTTTGGAGGACCTACCTCCTCAAGTAAAGGAAAATACTGCTAGCATAAAAAAAATGTCGGAACAAATCTTTAAAATGTCGATGGCCCAAAAAAGCGCCGCAACACAGTTTGCTGGAACCACCCCTCATAATATTACTGGGACCGGGACTGGAAAAAAATAATTGATATTATCTAGTCGATTTATCTCTTTTTTCATTCGCCCCTTCTTTCTGTAATATTATCTTGTATTAATATATATCTAAACATATGAATATATTTGATGCTGCTTCAAAAGATGCCGGTGGAGTAGAAGCCAAATTACTTGGACCGTCCTATCCTTATTGGAAAAATATCAAAAAACCATCTGAAATTGGTATGTCTGCTGATGGAAATCTAGAAACATTAGCTAGAGACGTTGATGGTATTATTCAATATGTAGAAGTACTTGTCTCTGGAAAAGGAGCGTCTACAACCGGACAACCTTTAGGAAATAAATATTTTATGAAAACGGCAGGTAAATGTAAAGACAAAGATACCGGAGATTTGAAAGATAGATATGTATACATAGATAATGTTCCCACAGGTAAAGTTCCTTTTATATCATCCGCAATGGGTGTCGACTTCACTTCATTTGAAGGACTCATTCCAGGAACAATGGAAAATATGGGTAAATTAAATCCTTATTCTATATTACAAGGGTTCGTAATGGGTGAACATCCAGAATGTCAAAATGTAACTTTAGAAACGATTAATAATGAGAATCAACGTGGTCAAGAAAGTCATTATGTAGCTACTGCAGATATAAATAATATGACAGAAGGCTTTACGTCTAGTATAACACCATCAAATATATTAGACTCACACAATATTATGGGTTCTTCCACTCCTCTTATTCCTAAAGACTATTTGGTTCGTTTATATTTTGTATGTATTGCCATTTTGATATTATATATTGTATATCGAATTATTGAGAAAACGAATTAGGATGATATGATAACTTATTCTTCGAGTTACCCTATTTTATGAAATAAAAAAATGCGTTCGTAAAATATATATATATATATTCTCATGATATATATATCATATAATGAAGACAACACGTAACAATATAATTGTATCACCATTGGTCAATGGTGTAAAGTATATTATACATAACGTCAACGATGAAATTCAACAAAAAGTAAAAAGTGGACATCAGTGGAATAACGAAATTTTCAGTTTAATTAAATCATATATTTCAACAAGAAACCTGTCTCACTTTTTAAATATAGGTAGTCATATTGGAACAGTAATCTTACCTATTTCTTTACATATCAATAAAGTTACTGCTGTTGAGGCATATCCATCTACTTATGAACATTTACGTCAAAATATTAAACTAAATAATATTTCAAATATACAGACTTTTAGATTAGCGTTAGGTAATAGTATAGAAGATGTATATTTTATGAGTAAAAATAAAATATGTCCGGTGGAAAACGTAAATAGAGTAAAAAATAACTCAGGTGGTATGCATGTGTTTACTGAAAACGATATTCAACATAATATTCGTTCTAGTTGTTTAACCGATAAAAAAATAAAAAATCAAATGAACAAACTGGATAATATAAAAATAGATAATTTTGATATAATGTTGGTTGATATTGAAGGGAGTGAACATGATTTTTTATTGGGTGCTGAAGAGAAAATAAAAAAAAACCGACCCATTATAATTATAGAAATCTGGGATGATAATAAAAGAAAAAATGAAAATATGACAACAACACAAAATGAAATTATAAACCATATTCTATCTTTGAACTATACCTTAATTAAAAATATTCACGATGATTTTATATTCGAACCAAAATAAGTGTACGTATACACATACACAATTACAAAATGTATAACAGAAATATTATTAATTATACATTTTGATTATGAAATTATACAACCAAGAGAGAAGTTAGCGTTTCTTCGTACGTTTCTTCTTTTTCATCATTTTTCTTTTCTTGTGGGTTTTTTTCTTGTGTGATCTTTTCGATGTCTTTTTCAGATGTTTGGGTTTTCTCTTTTTCATCTTTCTACTTGTTTTTCTCTTGCGACCACCCACTATGCCCGCCTTTTGAGATAAGTCATGTTGAAAAGAATAACCGTCTACTCTACCTCCTCCTAAAAAAGGAATTTTATAACCTAATACATGTTTTGAACAATCGCAATCTTCTTTTGTTTTTGTTTCAGGATTAGATTCTTGTTTTTCGTCTTCTTCTCCCTCCTCAGGTTCTTCCTTCTCTGGTTCTCCCTCCTCAGGTTCTTCCTCCTCAGGTTCTTCCTCCTCAGGTTCTTCCTCCTCAGGTTCTTCCTCCTCAGGTTCTTCCTCATCTGGTTCTTCTTTTTCCTTTGGGTCTTCTTCTTTTGGTCCTACTACAGAGGCTCCTTTTGGTTCTCCCGGTAGTTTATTTTGTGTATTAATATTCATAGAGTTAGGGTTCTTCTCACCATTACCATCAATATTTAAGTTAGGAACATTTAAAGACTTGGTCATATCTCCGCCTTTCATTTTTTTTCCACCTTTTTTATTACAACGCATTTATATTATAACGAGAAATTATAATATAAAATATAATATAATAATATGCTATTTGTAAATTATATTATCTATAGACGCGTCCAAACAATTGTGCTGTAGCCCGGTAGCTCAACATTTAAAACCCATGTAATTGAATTAGTTCTATCATCGATAGATTGTATAGTTTGTTTTATATCCTGTGTTGGTGGAAAATAGAAAAAAATATCATATACGCTCCCATTTGGTATATTTTTAAGTGTATACATACCTGATCCATCATACCAAACTCCATTGTTTAAAGTTATGGTAAAGTTACTTAATGAATCATCCGGATATGAAACATACCAACTGTCACTATTATTAATATTGAATGTTTCTGAAATAGGACCCTTACGAGGATTTAAATTAGTTAAATCTCTCAGAGTTGTATACATCTTATGACTGGCACGTCTTTTCTTTATTCGATGATTCGTTACTCCTACCCCTGATGTTGATACTGTTCCGCATCTATTTAACATACTAGCTGTTGTAAATATCATTAATATAAATAATAATGATATAATAATAATATCATAGTTTCTAAAGTATTTGGTTTCAAACAGAAAGATTGACTACGAATAAGTTTGTATTTTATCATTCAACGCAGCAAAAAAGGCTTCGTAGTCACCAATTGTATTATCATTAACACATGATACAATCTTCTCTAATTCAACCAAACTTGTAGAATGATTAATCGCATTAATTGCATTAGTGTAGGTTTCATAATGACACGGTGCTGCAATCGCAGTTGTATTTATACGAGTGTATCCTGTTCCACTTTGTGGATATCCACTAGAAAAGGAAAATATATTCTTCTTATCAGTGACCGCTTTTTTGGTAGGCTCAACATAGTTATACGTATTGAATAGAGGATCAGTATAAGTAGGACGTAAAGGGGATATTGATTTATAAAGGTTGGCAATCGCTCCTTTTTTTGCAGGTGCCACACTTCCACCACCGCGAACACATCTCAATGCGTTTTTAACATCATTCTGATTATAACTTTTATAGCCTAAAGGCGTGCTATCAGGCAATCCTTGTTTTAAAGAACTTTTACCAATTGCATTACTTTTCTTGTGAGAAATATACAGACTACTGTCTGCTGGAGGAACATATTTTACTAATTGAGACACTTTAAAACGCTTCTGAAGGTCTCCCGAATAATAGGTTCCGGCAGGTTTATCCGAAGACATCTGCTGTATGCCCCTCCCGAAGTTATAAGTTCTTCCTTCTCTATACTGGGTGGTACGTCTGTATTGATGACGACCATTCGAAAATGTTCCAGCCCCATCAGAAGGATAATATTGTGGAGGATTAGGGTGCTTTCCAGACAAAATACCGCGGTTGTGAACACCCATTTGTAGAGGTGTTTTATTTGTGCTTAAAGGACCTATAACGGGAGCACTAGCGTAACTGCCACCCATATTTGGAATGTTACTATATTGATGATATGCTATTGTTGTCATTCGTATTATACTATAATATAATATGAAAATAATATCATAATTTATTGATAACCCGAGATTTTTCTTAATATCTTCTGATGGCGCGGATAGCGCTTTGAGCGCCCGAGTATTGGTTCCCTCCATAACTTAAATCATTGTAATTTTTGTTGATCGCCTTTTGTTTCTTGTATCGGATAACATCAGAACTATCATATACATACTTTACATTACATGATGCCGCTTCTGTCCCTGAGTTATCACATCTAGAAGTGATGTGACCAAAGGCATTTTTCAATCCATGCATGCCAGGACGACTCTGAAATGACTGAGTAGGTCCTCCACAAGAATAGTTTTGACGACTCAATAAATCGCCAGCGTTGTTAATCGCACGAAAGGGAGTGGTAGCAGATTGATGATTATTTACCTTCTTTGCGTTGTTTGTATTCCATCCATTTTTTAAGAGAAATCGAGTTTTTGCAAAGTTATTATTATTGTTGGTGGTGATTAATGCTTTAGGGATAAATCCGTGTATTCCACCTCCAAGGGGGCTAATTCGTGTGTTTGGGTGAACCATATATATTGTACAAACAAAATAGTTTCCTTAATAATAAAGATTAATGTATTAATAATGTGACAATAACATATATTTTCTACCGATATAATAAGAATAATATACTTTTCATTATGACAAAAAAACTAAAAAAAAATGACACGAAAAAAAATAGACGACACAATAAGAAAAAACAAAATAAAACTAGACGACAATCCTATAACAACAAATATCACAAGATAAATAGTAAAAAGAAACACAACAATCGTAAAAGAGGTATATCATCAAAACAAAATCAGAAAACCAGACGACGGAAAGGAGGTAGTCCTCAATTAAATAACTGGCGTAAACCATCTACATACATAAAACCTGAAAAGCAATCATGGACTGATTATGGGAGAGGGTTATCGGGGACTGTTAGGAGACCTTTTTATAAAATAGAAACTGACGCTAAGGACCCCTATTTTGCGAATCAACCTGTGGTTAGAGACTTAGGAAAACGTGCTGATACTCTAAAACCATATATGATTTTAAAGCATAAGAAACTTATGAAAAAACAACTAGGTGAAGGATATATTAGAATTATTCCGAATGACCCAAATAATGCTAACAAATGTGTAGGAGATAATACCAAAGACATTACACAAAATAACAAACGTATTAATAAATTAATTCAACATATTGATGGTTCGTGTGACCAGGATGACGACCCAGAAAATATGAATGCGTGTAATATCAAATGTAATAATATTGAAACTATAATAAATGATTATAAAAATCTGGAGCCTTATAAATGGGAATATCATTTAAAACCAGAACAGATTGACATGACTACTAGGTCACGATTTCCTAGTTATTATAATAAGAAAAATGCTACTAGTGAGGCGGTGGTTGATAGTACTGTTAGTGATAATGATGAAAATAGAGAAGATGAAAATAGAGAAGAAGAAGAAGAAGAAGAAGATAATTTGATTAACGAGGAAGTCAATAAAGACTATGTCTATGGACAACCTTCATAAACATTTGATGAATATTATGAAATACTTTGTGCGCAAAATATTTCATAATAAATATAACGATATGATTTGAAAATGCGTCCATTTACCTTCATACCAAGACGTAGTTATAGTTTTAAGTATCTACGTCTTACATATACTTAATCGCATAATATTTATCAAAAATATATCATACTTTATATACCACATAAATGAGTGATCAACTCATACTGCAAATGAACAAAATGTTCAAAATATATTAATTATAATTCTTTTCTTTAAATATTCCCTTTACTTCTAATTGTTCTTTTTTTGAATAGAAAGATTTTTCTATCTATACGTGGTTTCATTTTTATTTTAGTTTTATCTTGATGATTTTAGGTATTTATATACAATAATTTACATAAGAACTTTTAGAAATGAAGACGTTATTTTACGATATTATTTCAGCCAAATAACTAGTAGGACACATTTACCTAAACGGTCACAGGAACCCTATGTAATGTAGTACATATCCTTTGGTGATAATGATGATTGTTTTTTATAATTGTTGTTGTTATGTGATATTAATTTTTTATTTTGTTGTTATGAGAGATTATTTTTCACCATCCATGAACTACATTACGGATTTGGAGTAATGATATTACACCACTACTAATAAATTAGTAATATTGTATTTAAATACTTATTTTCATTTATATATAGTTCATGATCAATAAATATTCTGTCTACACATCGGACATGATGGAATATTTCCTCCCTCTGACTTCATAGTTTGGAACTGGATTGTTTTAACAAAACAACTCGTACATATTTTGTGATTACATTTGGTCATACTAATAGGCATATATTGGTTCATTTCTTCGTAACAAATTGGACACGAATCATATATATTGCGTTGATGATATAAATAATACCATATATCGGAACATAGAACAACCAGTTCCTTATGTTTTTTCTTTGGAAAGGACTCGCTTTTATATAAGACGCTATCAACTATAATCTCGTTAAGATGATTATTAGTATTTGATATACCATTCGATATACTGTGAAATGATGTAACTATCAGTGTTTTCAACAGTTTTTTATTCATTTTTTCGAAATTGGGTTTATTTTCTCCACAATACATAATTGTTCTGCTCACTTCTTCCCCTTCTATACATTTTTCTACATTATGTTTATTGCTATCACAATAAAAACATTGTTTATTTTTTATCATTTATTTTCCTTTTTAAAGTATAATGATTTGTGAGAACATATTTATATGAATATTTGTATAAATATATTAAGTTAGAAATTATTATATCTTAGGACAATGGAGAACGGATGATATCTGGATATATTGTGGCTCATTACTTAATGGATTCCACATATTATACTTTGGTGGAACCCGCCGGCCCTCCACCCCTCTTAGCACGCTTTGTATAAGGTTTTCTTTTCTTGTGAACATTATGTCCTTTGCGGTGAAATACCTTATCTCCCTTCTTAGTGGTGTAATTTCTACGTCCCTTGTGTGTCTTGGAACGGGTTCCTTTAGTTGAATGTCTTCTCCTAGTTGCCATTTATATAATTAAAGAAAAAAATATGTAATTCTGTAATTATGCGAGGCCATATAAGATTACGCAATACCTATTACCCCACATGCAACACGTTCACCCGCATTTCCGGTTATCGTGCTTTCTTTGTCTCCTCCTTTACCTAAATCATCTTCTTTATCATGAACAATTATCATTCGTCCAATAATAGAGTTTTTTTTGCGTGGGTCTAACGAAAGACCAGAAGCCCGAATTGTTCCTTTTGCTACTTGTTTGATGGATGTTATATTTCCTAAATCTCCTAGGTGTCTTATTTTTGAACAAAGACCGCCATGTTTATGATTGCCTGGATTAAAATGCGCACACGCACTATGACAACCATCTGTTAAATCTCCTTTTTGATGAATATGAAACCCGTGTTTCCCATCTTTCAATCCCCGTATTTCGTAATGAATACTTAAACACTCTTTCTTATCTCCCTTTATTTTTTCTGTAAATGAAACAATACCCGATACTTTATGTTTGTTAGGGGCTAAAACCGCGGTTGCGATTCGTTTTGTCGACGTCTTTTTTTTTTCTCCGCCTTTCATTTTACGCATTTTACGCGTGTTACGCATCTTACAATTCTTATAGGGAGCGCAAGAGGAACGCATCGTAAATCCCATACTCTTTCTAGGCGTTGATAAACATTGATTGCGTGTAAAACGACGAGGTAGCGAAAATGTTTTCCCATCAGTTTTGCGAGTACATTTGTTGTTTTTCTTATATGTTTTACAGCAAGATTTGGGTTTTATATGGATGGATTTTCTACCACCAGCACTTTTAATCATTGGGTTATTTCTTTGTTGTTTCGCCTTCTGTTCCTCTCTCTCCATTTCTCTTTTATCATAAATATAATCATAACTCTCCGTATGACTCTTGTAGTTCATTCTAGCTTGGTCAGTTTGAAAAGCAAAATTATAGGGGAGCTTGGAATCCAATAGTAATTCACCAATAACATATTCGGGTATCTGATCCTTTGATACTTCTTTGTCATATTTATACTCTAATTTGTCATTAATTTCATCATATTTTGTAATTATTATACTAGGTATAATAACCTGATTACTTTCTTTATTTATCATCCGAAGTGGTATTCTATTTTGTATTACGTATTTTAAAAAAAGTTTCAATGCGGGAGTAACAGAAACCATAATCTATTATATAATGATATTAAATATATTATATTTTGTTGGATTACTAGATTTGAATATTTACAAAAAAATACAAACTTACATCTTCAAATATATACATTATGATTCCGTGATAATACGAGGAGCTACGTTCATTGTAATCAGTTCCTGGAATAATAGTTTACATGCGTACGGAATCTCTACATATGAAAAGTCTGTCCGATTATCACACGTTCTACAATGATGAATATGTAACTTATCATTATATGAAGCAATCATACCACACTTTTTACAAACATGAACTTGGTACTTATCTGAGACATCATACAATCTACTTTTGGTAAATCGTGATGCTCCATGAGATACCATACAATCTCTTTCCATTTCACCAAATCTCAGACCACCATCACGACTTCTACCTTCAGCAGGCTGTCTAGTCAGATTCACCATGGGTCCAATAGAACGACTATGTTGTTTGTCCGCAACCATATGTTTCAATCTTTGATAAAATACAGGTCCAATAAAGATGGAGGAATCTAATTGCTCACCAGTCATCGCATTGTACATTATCTCATTGCCATTGGATTCATATCCTACCTTTTGTAATTCTTTACAGATTGTTTTCACATCCAGGTCTCCAAAACTAGTTCCATCGCCAAATAATCCTAATTCAACCAACACCTTTCCTAGTAATGTTTCTTTGAGTTGTCCTATTGTCATACGAGATGGAATCGCATGAGGGTTGATTATAATATCAGGCTTGACTCCAGAACTAGTAAAAGGCATATCTTCTTCCGGAATAATAAATCCAATAGTTCCTTTTTGTCCATGCCGACTACTGAACTTATCCCCAATGATAGGTTTTCTAACGTTTCGAAGTCGAACTTTCGCAAAGGTATATCCATCTCCATTGCGGTCCAAATAGTTTTTATCTATGTATGTTTCTTCATTTGTTCTAAAAATCTTACTATGGTCTTCATACTTGATAACCTTCGTCGGGTCATTTCTATTTTCTTTAATAGGAACAACCTTTGAAATAATAATATCACGGTTTTCAACCAGGGTATTTTCAGGAATCAGACCTTTGCTATTTACCTTATTATAATTGGCTATTTTCACTCCCTTGGTCTTGAGCAAGTCGGGTTTACATCTAATTTCTTCATCACCATTGATTTTTTGTTTGTCTTCATCTTTTTCGGTATGGTAGATAGTCGCTTGAAATAATCCACGGTCAACAGAACCTTTGTTGAACAACAACGAATCTTCTTGATTATATCCAGTATGAGTCATAATTGCTACTACAACATTAGAACCAGAAGGGATTTTCATAAGTTCAATCATATTCATAATGCGGGTATCAACAAGAGGACGTAAAGGATAATTCAATACATAGGCTGTTTTATCCATTCGTTGTTGGAAGTTCGTAACATATACGCCCATTGCTTGCTTACCCATAGCACACTGATAAGTATTACGAGGTGATTGATTATGTTCTGGAAAAGGAATACATGAACCCAATATTCCAAATATGGTGCTAGGATGTATTTCAGAATGCGTATAACGAAAAGTTTGATTTGTGTCTTTTTGTATCAGGTCATTGGGTTTCATAGAAATCATTCCTAATTCTTGTTCATCGGGGTCAATATATTCAATTACCGAGTCATCTAGAATACAATTAGTTACTAAATCGTCCCACCCGATTTCGTTTTTTCTTAGTTTGTTAATGATTGAAGGTGATATAATTAATTTATTGTTATTTACGCGCAACAATGGACGAGTTAATCTGCCGGCATCATTACATATTCTAATTTCATTTGTTTTGAAATTAAATATAATAGAAGTATAAATATTGATAATACCCTTATATTTCTTTTCTTTCAAAATATGAAATAACTTTTCCGGGTCGTCAGTTATACCAAGCCATGAACCATTTACAAATACTTTGGTTTTCCCCCATAAATCATGTGGTTTCATGTCTTCTATGTTTTGAATACACGCGTTGACATATTCTCTAATAGGCGTACTATTCGACGGAATAGTAATATGAGCCATATAACTAATATTTTTGACTATACCGACAGATTGACCTTCTGGAGTCTCGGCAGGACACAAAAATCCCCACGAAGTATTATGTAGTTTGCGTGGCGGGATCAACTTACCACTTTTATCAGTGGGAGTCGAAATACGACGAGCATGACTTAAACTGGATATATATGTGAGTCGGTTTAATACTTGTGCTACCCCAACCTTATTACTATTCATGTGCTTGATACCGAAATCACCTGTAGACAGCGCACGTTTAAGGCCATTCTCAATAGTGGTGGATTTGATAATTTTATAAATGTTTGTTTGATTAATTATATTTTCGTAGTTATCAGTAGATTTCCAGGAACCATTGTTCACCTCCCTGATTACTTGTTTCTCCATATCTTTTACTAGCTTGTTGAAATAATTGCGAAATAAGTTATTCAAAAGAGTCCCAACTAGGTCAATGCGCTTATTCAAATAAGAATCGCGGTCGTCTGATTTAATCCATCCGAAATTGGCTTGTAGCAGTCGATTTGTCATATATCCCAAATAATAGATACGTTGTTCTAGATTACTGCAATGAGGAAATAAATCATTGTTCAAAATCTCTAAGGTGAATGCTCTCTTCTTACGCATACCTGTTTCTCTATCGACATTAATTGGGGTATACATTGCGTTAGAAATCAAGTGTTCGATGGCATCTTCTTGTGTAGTATAACCATTTGCATCAATGATTGAAGCTTGAAGTCCTTGTAATAATTCTAGTTGTTGTTTTTCTTCTATATTCAATAAAATGTATTCACATATTTCTTTGTCTGAAATAATACCCAAGGCACGAAATACAATAAATAGTGAAACTGGTTGTTTAATCCTAGGAAGTTGAATGTAAAGCGGATTTCCGAATCCGTTGTTTTTGGAAGAGACCATCATATTAATCTGCTTGGGTGAAATACATTTGAAATCTGGAATTGACTTAATTTCTGCCTGCCACGTATATTTAGTGCTGTTTTTTGAAATATTATAACAATATACCTTGTTTTCTGCTGCTCTTTCTTGTCCTAATACTGTTTTTTCTGATCCATTTATAATAAAGTATCCTCCAGCATCAAAATTACACTCGCCGGATTGATTACTATCTATATGTTTATATTGATTTAGTACACAAATATTTGATTTTAACATGATTGGTAATTTACCTATATGAATCTTAGGGATAGACTTATGTATAGTTTGACATTCTTCCAGAGATTCACCTGTTCGAATAACATATTTTATATTCAAGTCCATTGTCATGGTAGATGCGTAGGTAAAATTACGTAGTCTTGCTTCGTGTGGAAACATCAACTTGGTAGCACCGTTATTTTCCTGGATTTGAGGTCTATACATATGAAAGTTTTCAAAATGAACAAATATCTCAAGGGCATATTGCCCTGATTTAGGGTCATAATCTTGTTCAGAAACAATGCGTGTAGGATTAAACATTTCGATTGTTCTATCGATTTGACATTCTACAAAATTATTATAAGATTCTATTTGGTGTCTAACTAAACGCTCCAAATGTTGTCCTTTGAAATAAGATTCAATAATAGTCCAAGGTTCTTCAATATATGAGTTCTCACACTTATTCTCGCCCTCGCTCTCACCCTCGCTAATACAAGTATTCTGTTTCAAACTGGTAGATTGAGATTGTTTCATCTCTTTATTCATCCTTTTCACAGATAGTTTTGTTGATTCTTTCATCAATGCTTTTTCAAACGTAAATATTATATGAACACACTTCAGAAATAGTAATTCTTTCAATTTATTTTGATATATACAAAACTACTATGTTTATATCGAATTATTTTATTATTTTTATATATTATGCCTCAAAATAAAACAATCAAAATAAATCCGGAATTGTTTGGATTAAAGAAATCTAAAAAAACGGAAAAGAAACGTAATATGAATATAGAAAAACAGGTTATAAAAAAAAATATATTAAAGAAAAAGTTCTTGGATAAAATTAAAGCTTATCGTGGAGGTAATACGAGTGAAAATAATATTAATACGACCAATACCAAAAAAGGCAATAATAAAGCAAAAGATGACGATAATTTTGAAAATGAGTTTCGTGATTCCATTGATTATTTAAGCGAACTTTCCAAAGAGAGACAAATTAATGTACGCAAACAGGATAATCAACATCAAAAAAATAAGAACAAAAACAAAACGTTGCGAAATCTTAGTAGCATTGAGACACACTCACATTCTCGTCCACAGGTAGAATTACAGCTTCCGGATAGTTTAAAAAACAATCCTCTTAGTGTTGTATCAAATAATATTATTGAACATAATATTTCCACACAGAACCGTCCTCCCATGAAAATCACACTTCCTCCTGCGCCACCATATGGATGTCTAAAAAACGGAAGCCGTCCCACATATAAACAATGGAATAATACACGACGAAATATGGGGTCCATACAAGAAACCCCTGATTCACAGAAAACAAATGCGAATAACACAATTCCTCAGAAATATTTAGATGTATTAAATAATAACTCTAACGATCGTGAACGTAAACTACAACTCTTGAGAAATAGAACACAGAGAGAACAGCGAACAAACTCCCTGGTATTAGACAAAAATAAACCCGATAACCAAATATATATTTTACCAACAACCATGAAGACTAGTCATAATGTATCCAATAGTTCAGTAGTTTCTGGTTCAACAATAGATAATAATAGTGTTATTCCAATTATTACCAATACAATATCGGAACCGAATCCGAATCCGAATCCGAATGAAGAAAAGAAGAAGAAGCTCAGAAAAAAAATTACCAAGAAAACGATTCATAGAAAATATACATTGGGAAAATCAACAATATATAGAAAAGTATCTATATTATTGAAAGATAATAGGACACGAAAACGCGTCATTGATGCTGAGAGAGAAATGAAAAAGAAAAGTATAAATGAAATTAAAACCTATTTGAAGAAACATGGATTATTAAAAGTAGGTTCAACCGCGCCTCATAACATTTTACGAAAAACTTATGAGTCCGTGATGTTTACCGGGGATATACACAATAAAAGTCAGGATTTGTTGCTTCATAATTTTATATCTGAAACGGATGTGTAATATTATTGTATAATACCATATTATTCCATTTATCAAAAAATATAGTATATGTTTATATATAATTGAATATCGGTAAATATGGAATATACAAACAATAAATTAACTTACAGTCAACGCTCATTCATGAACAACTTAAGTAGACATATAGATAGTCCAATTTTTTTTTACGGTAGTGTACAACGATCCGACTTCATACAAGGAATAAGTGATATCGATATTTGTATTTTTACCGAAAATATGAAAACAATGATAATGAAAGTTTGTAATTACTTGCGTGTAGAACAATCATCGTTTAAACAAATCATATGGAAACAAAAACGCGATAATAAGATATTATATGGATACAAAATGATGTATGAAATGAATGAAAACTGTGGCCCGATTGAAATTGTATTATACAGTAAAAAAGATCAGGATTATATTGTTGAAGATGCGATAGCAAAGTCTTCTTTACCTTGGTACGCGTCATTATCATTATATGTGTTAAAACAACTAAACCATTATACTTTTTTGTTGCCTGGTACTAATTATAGAAGTATAAAAGCAATGATTCTCTCGGATATGATAAATAAACCGAGAAAAATATTTATCAAAATGGATTAAGTGTCATCTAAATAGATATAACAATAATAATAAAGAGTTCTTATTATTATTATTATTACGACTACTAGTAACATAGTAAAAAAACAATGTCTCTTATACGAGATTATTTTGATAAGACTATTGAATATAAAAATATATATGGCGAGAATACAATCGTATTCATGCAAGTTGGGGCCTTCTATGAGGTATACGGATTACGCGAGAAATCAACCGGAGAAATCAAAGGAAGTAATATTGTAGAGTTTTCTTCTGTTTGTGATCTAAATATTGCCGACAAAAAAATATGTGTAGATGCCGATGGAGTAATAATGGCAGGTTTCTCTCATTATATGCTCGATAAATATGTAAAACGTATGCAAGAGGTCGGATATACAATTGCTGTATTTACTCAAGACGAACAAATGAAAAATACGACCCGGAGTTTATCAGGTATTTATTCTCCAGGGACATATTTATCTCAAGAAACCACTACTAACATATCAAATAATACGGTTTGTGTATGGTTATATGTAAATGAATATACGCTTGACGGAAAAGTTGCACGCAATGGTGAGAAAACAATTCATATTGGAATATCAAACATCGATATTTATACAGGCAAAACAACCATTTACGAGTATCACGAACAATATTTGAAAAATCCTACCACATTTGATGACCTAGAAAGATTTCTCTCTATTTATCAACCAAGTGAGTTGATTTTATTAGGAAACTTACCTGATACCGAATTGGATAGCATTATTCAATATTGTAGTATCCAATGTTCGGCGATACATAAAGTAATATTGTTGTCGGATTCGAATAATAATATTGAACAGACCCAAAAACAAAATAACAATGTTCAAAAGGCGACCAATTGTCAAAAACAAACATACCAATTAAATATATTACAACAATTTTACACCGACCCCAATTTTGACATATTTTATCAGTATTCGATTGCATGCCAATCATTTTGTTATCTTTTGGATTTCGTTTACCAACACAATCCTAACTTGGTACATAAAATATACCTTCCTGTTGTTGAAAATTGTTCCGAACGTTTATCACTAGCAAACCATAGTCTAAAACAATTAAATATGATTGATGACGACTCATACAAGGGTCGTTTGTCATCGGTCCTTCATTTTTTGAATCATTGTGTTACCCCAATGGGACGTCGGCGTTTCTCTCATGACCTATTGAACCCTACTACCAAAATCGAAAATCTAAACGACGAGTATTGTATGACCGATTATTTGTTGTCTAATTATAATTTGTATGAACCTTTGAAACCAAAATTAAGTCAACTGAAGGATATTTCTAAGCTGTATAGACAAATCGTATTAAAAAAACTCCCTCCTAGTTCCATTTATCAAATATATGAAGGGTTAAAAATTATAAAAGAGGTTCGTTCCATGTTTCAACATAATATCGAAATTACTCAATATATTGACAAAAAACAAGGAGACAACCAAATTAGTATGTTATGTCAAGAGATAATCGTATTTATTGAGGCGCGCTTACAACTGAACAAGTGTAAGGAAATACATACTCTTCAAGGATTCGATGATAATTTTTTTGTTCAAGGCGTAAATCCAGAATTAGATAATAAAACCGAGCTATTATTCGATTCTATGGATAAACTGGAGGCGATTAAAAACATGTTCAATGAAATAATTTCCAAATATGAAAAAAATAGCAAGACAACTGAATATGTAAAGATACATGAAACGGAAAAAAATAATGTACGATTACTCACAACAAAACGAAGGTCTGTATTATTAAAACAAGCTCTTGATCCAAATAAATCACTCAATAGTAAATATACAAACGGAAAGAATCAACAAAACACAGTTTCTTTATCTTATACATCATCACTTACAAATGAGAAGAAAACGTTCCTTTTCAACATCGATAAAGAGAACGTCATATGTAGTAGTCATACTACGCAAAATGATGCTATTTATACAGAGGAAATTGAAGAAATATGTAAAAATATCAGTATCATAAAAAACAGTTTGAAAGACGATATTACGAGATGTTTCCAAGATTTTTTGACAGAAATGATACAATTTCATGAATCCTTAGATAAGATAGTGGAATATATTACTTTGATAGATATGATTTTTACCAAAGCATATATAGCCAAAAAATATCATTATTGTAAACCAACCATTCAAGAAGAGTCCGACCATTCATTTGTTCAAGTAGAAGGTCTTCGGCATTGTTTGATTGAACATCTACAACAAGATGAAATATATGTGTCCAATGATATTTCTCTCGATGAGAAGTCTAAGGGTATATTGTTGTATGGGACCAACGCCGTGGGAAAAACCAGTTTTATACGGGCGATTGGTATTTCCGTAATTATGGCTCAGGCAGGAATGTATGTACCCTGTTTGTCTTTTCATTATCATCCTTATCGCCAGATTTTTACACGCATTATAGGAAACGATAATATTTTCAAAGGATTATCTACCTTTGCGGTGGAAATGTCGGAACTTCGGACCATACTGAAAATGGCTGATAAATATAGTCTGGTACTAGGGGATGAATTATGTTCCGGAACAGAAAGTATTTCGGCGGTCAGTATATTTGTTGCGGGTATTAAACAATTATACGAGAGAAAATGTACATTCATTTTTGCTACGCATTTACATGAAATCGTTCATTATGATGAGATTGAAGAAATGGAAAAAGTACATTTGAAGCATATGACAGTAGTATATGATCAAGAAAGAGATGTGTTGGTATATGATAGAAAGTTAAAAAATGGTGCTGGTGAAAATATGTACGGATTAGAAGTATGTAAATCATTGAATCTTCCACGGGATTTTTTAGATTTGGCGCATGAGATTCGCAATAAATATCATCCGGAAAATCAGAGTATTCTTTCTCTCACTGGTTCACATTTCAATAGTAAAAAAATTATGGGGATGTGTGAAATGTGTAATAAAGAAGTGGGTTCTGATGTTCATCATATGCAATACCAGAAAGATGCGGATAGCGATGGGTTTATATTGGAATCAGAAAGAAAAGAGGTATTTCACAAGAATCATTTGGCGAACTTGATGACATTGTGTGAGAAATGTCATAATGAATTACACAGAACAAACAAAAAAATAAAACGAGTCAAAACAAATAAGGGTATAATGATTTCGGTTTTATAATTTTATAATTGTGATGTATGTATTGTATTCCAATGACATAGTGAATCTAAGAAACCTTGTTTACCAGGCGCATAAGAATATTCAAAAATAGTTATGACGTAGTACTCTGAAATCATCTGGTTTAATATTTCAAACCTATGTATATGTGATTGAATGGACATTGCTTCAAAGCTATTAGTGGGTCCTCCATAATCTATCAGTCTTTGGTTATGTATAGTAACTACCTCTCTTAAAAGTTCCGTGGTTATTTTTGTATCGAATGTAATTTTAAGTTGCCCCCCTAAATAATAATATTGTTTATCATTGTTTTTTTCTTTTTTGGCCTCTTCCATATAATATTCTAACACATGAACATAATTAGAATTATGATGGGGGTGAAAATATTCTTGTTTGAATATTCTTTGTAAATCAAGTAAGGAAGGTATATATGTAGTATTTAGTTCAAAATCTTCTTGGATAAATCCAGTCACATTATAAAAGTCTTCTGGTAATTGAGCAATGATATCATTGGTAAGTTTAAACATCGTAAATATTGTTTGATAATCTGTTATGATTGTTTCAAAATTAATCAATTTATTTACACTTATTTTTTGTAATTTCTAGAAGCCATAGAAATAAATTGATATTGAAATAATTTAAATATTACATCATATTATATTATAAGTCATAATGATTATTCCTATTAAATGTTTTACGTGTGGTATGGTTTTAGCAGATAAGTATCGTTATTATTCAGAAGAAGTTCGTAAGCGTAAGATGGCAAAAGACATGGACGTAGATAAGGTTCTATATTTGACAAAAGAGTTCTCCGAGAAAACCCCCGAAGGTTATGTAATGGACGAACTTGGATTGAATAAAGTATGTTGTCGTAGACATATGTTAACTCATGTTGATATTGATTAATTTCTTTAGTTATATATATAATGCCTAGTTCAAAAAAAAGAATTAAGAGGGTTCGGTTTTCCAGAAAGTCATGTGGAACCAAATCAAATAAAATGAAGAAACATTCTAAGAAACATTCTAAGAAAACGAATAGAAGAAAGTCAAAAAGAGGAGGATGTAGTTGTTTATTTTCTGGTGGGAAACCACAAAAAGGCGGATATGTTCCTGCTCAAGTACCCCCGTTGGTTGGCACACCATGGACTCCTGATAATTTACCTGGACAGCAAGGTATACAAGGGGTTACCAACCATTTTTCTTTGAATAAATACATTGTTGACCCTCAAACTGCTATGGTATCTACACGTAATTATGAAGATATTTCTACACAAGATGGTGGAGGTAAAGGTAAAGGTAGAGGTAGAGGTAGAAAACATCGAAGACATATCCATCAAACAAAAAGAAAATATAGAAAAATACGTGGTGGTTCTGGATTGACTTCATTGATGCCTTCAGTTGTATTAAATATTGGAGATAATCTAAAATATGGAGTCACTAGTGCGTATGGAAGTTTGAATGGCGATACACCGGGTCCTTCTCCTTTACCTTATGACCAGCCTGCTTTATCAAAATCCCCGACATTACTATAATTGTAAGACTCCTGATTCTTTTTTTTATATAATATATATAAATGAGTATCGTAAACGATTTCAGAAAGCTATGTACCCCCGCCATGTTGTACCTGAGTCTATCTATTTTAGGATTAGTTCTTTCAGGCGTCCAAAATATGGACGATAAAAATATATATCGTTTAGGCACTTATACCACTTGGGTGGAAGACAAAGGTCTTATTTTTGCCTTTAAAACAGTGTATGTTTTATTTTGGACTTGGGTATTGAACTTAATGTGTAAAGACAGTCATTCTGGTATCGCGTGGTTTTTGGTTCTTCTTCCGATTATTCTTATTTTCATGATCATCGCATTATTTATGTTGAATAATGGACGCGTTACGGAAGGGAATATGAATATGTAAAAAAAGAGTGATTCATAAATGATTAATTAATATAGTATTCATATGAATATTATATTAATATGAATAACATTATAAAAAAATAAGACTATAAATATATAGAAATACACAAATGGAGGATATTTCATGGAAACTTATAGGTAAATATTTTAAAGATAATCCGTATAATTTAGTGTCTCATCATTTGGATTCATATGATGCTTTTTTTGAGAAACATATATACCAAATATTTCATGAAAACAATCCTGTGCGATTCATTGAACCTATCGAAGAAGGAGATACCACTGAAGTTGAAAATAGAAACGAGTGTCTTTTATATTTAGGAGGTAAAGACGGAAGTAAAATATATATAGGAAAACCTGTGATATACGATGATAATAACAGTCATTATATGTATCCAAATGAGGCTAGATTACGAAATATGACATATGGTACTACCATTCATTATGATGTACATGTAGATATGATATACTATGAAGGCGATGTGAGAAAAGAACATAGTTTAACTCTAGAACAAATATATTTAGGGCGTTTTCCTATTATGGTTCAATCCAAACTATGTGTATTGAATAATCTTCCTCGAGAAGTCCGTTTCAATATGGGAGAATGTAGGAATGATTATGGAGGATATTTTATTATTGATGGCAAGGAAAAAGCTATTATATCCCAAGAGAAGTTTGCGGATAATATGCTTTATGTGAAAAAAAATACAAAGGACAGTGTTCCAGACGACCAATCTGAAGGCGAAATGTATAGTTATAGTGCCGAAATTAGGTCTGTTTCTGAAGATGCGTCCAAACCCGTTCGAAAAACAGCGATTATGATTGTTGCTCCTTCTTCAAAATTATCAAACAACCAGGTCGTTGTTCAAATCCCGAATGTGCGCAAACCGATACCATTATTTATTGTGATGCGTGCATTAGGTGTAGTATCTGATAAAAAAATAATAGAATACTGTTTGTTAGATTTAGAGAAAAACGAGTATTTGATAGATGTGTTTGTTCCCTCTGTTCATGACGCATTATCCGTGTTCAATCAGAAAACCGCAATTGAGTTTATTGCTACCTTCACAAAAAGACGAACCGTTAGTGGTGTGTTAGATATTTTAATGAACTTTTTGTTACCTCACGTTGGCACAACAAACTTGTTAGACAAGGCTTATTTTATTGGATACATGACAAATCGAATGCTTCGTGTAGTTAAAAAGATTGATAAACCAACAGATCGTGACCATTTTCGTTTCAAACGAATCGAACTGTCTGGTTCTCTTATGTACGATTTATTTCGTGAATATTTTTTAATTCAACACAAATCAATTGCTCAAAAAATAGACAAGGAGTTTTACTATCACAGAGGTGAATACAAAACAAACTTCATCAACTTGATTGAAAACAATTACAACGATTATTTCAAGGAACGAGTAGTAGAGTCTGGATTTAAAAAGGCATTCAAAGGCAATTGGGGATCTCAGGCGCATACCAAAAAAATAGGTGTGGTTCAAGATTTGAATCGCCTTTCGTGGAACTCTTTTATTTCTCAGCTCAGAAAAATGAATCTACCATTAGATGCGAGCGCAAAGGTGGTAGGTCCTCGGTTACTTCATTCGAGTCAATGGGGGTATATAGATCCAGTAGATACACCCGATGGTGGAAATATTGGTCTTCATAAACATATGGCGATCAGTACAATTGTTACCAGTGGTACCTCTTCTGAACCCATTATTATCTGGTTAAGAGCAAAGACAACATTGAAATTATTACAAGAATGTAATTCTCGTGAGTTGTATTATTTAACCAAAGTTTTTGTCAATGGTAAATGGGTAGGTTCAATGGATAAGCCATTAGAATCACTGCGTATGATAAAGACATTTCGTCGTAATGGAGTGCTTCCTCCTTTTTTGAGTGTTACCTTTTTATACGAAGCAAATGAATTACATATCTATACTGATTCAGGCAGATTAACCCGACCTATTTATTATATTGAGAATGGTAAGCCTAGTTTTCATCGCGAGGAAATTAAAGAACGTATATTAAAAGACGACTTTACTTGGGAAGAGATTGTATCCGGCTTTACTAAAAAATCGAGTGAATCATTATATTCCATTAAAGGCAATAAGATTCATAGTATATATTCTTTGTATCCTCAGTTCAAACAAGGCGATGAACTCATTGATAGTGAGTTTGAAAAAAACCAAGCAGTCGTAGATTATATAGATCCATTTGAAGAAGAAAGTTCATTAATTGCGAGTAAATTAGAAGAGCTTAAGAAAAGCAACTACTATACTCATCTAGAAATAGACCCTTCTCTTTTATTCGGAGTTATGGGTAACCAAGTAATTTATCCCGAAGATAATCCATTTCCACGTAATGTTTTTTCTTGTGGTCAGAGTAAGCAAGCAGTTTCTTTATATAGTTCAAATTATCAGATGAGAATGGATAAAATGGGAGTTGTGTTAAATTATGGACAAATACCACTAATTAAGTCAAAATATTTAGAATATATAAATAATGAAGAAATGCCGTATGGTGTCAATACTATAGTAGCGATTATGTCATATACTGGGTATAATGTAGAAGACGCTATTTTAATTAATGAGGGTTCTGTCAAGAGAGGATTATTTAATACAACGTACTTTACAACTTATGAAGCACGTGAAGAAAGTGGAAATATTTCAGGTTCTTCGGTTTCTTCTACCTTTGCTGAAATTAATGGTGTTCATAATATTCGTGGTCTCAAACCGGGTCATGATTACAGTGAATTAGACAAACATGGGTTAGTTAAAGAAGAAACTCCGATTACGGATAAGACCGTCATCATAGGAAAAACCACATACGATACTTTGGACAATGATTATGTTGCGGATTCTTCGGTTTTTACAAAGAAAGGTCAACTGGGTGTTGTAGACAAGTCGTTTATAACCGAAGGAGAAGAAGGAACACGCATTGCGAAAATTCGTGTACGTGAACAACGTATTCCTGCGATTGGAGATAAGATGGCATCTCGTGCTGGTCAAAAAGGAACCATTGGACTCATAATTCCTGAGGAAAATATGCCATTTACATCTGACGGCACACGTCCTGACATCATTATTAATCCGCATGCGATTCCATCACGTATGACAATTGGTCAATTGATGGAAAGCTTATTTGGGAAGGCTTGTGCTGCATATGGAGGATATGGTGAAGGAACTGCGTTTGCTACGAAGGGAGCGAATACAAAAGTATATGGTAACATGTTGGTGAACGCAGGATTTCATTCTAGCGGAAATCAGGTGTTATATAATGGAATGTCAGGCGAACAACTATATTCCGACATCTATATGGGACCTACCTATTATATGCGATTGAAACATATGGTAAAAGATAAGATTAATCATAGAGGTCGTGGAAGAATGGACGCATTAACACGACAAACTGTTCAAGGAAGAGCCAATGATGGTGGATTGCGTATAGGAGAAATGGAGCGTGATGGTATATTGGCACATGGTGCTTCACACTTTTTAACTGAATCATTTATGACAAGAGGTGATGAATATCATATGGCTATTTGTAACAAAACAGGAACTATTGCTGTATACAATAAGGATTTGAACTTATTTTTGAGTCCATTTGTGGATGGTCCGTTGAGATTTAATACAAATGTAGAGGGGACTATGAATATTGAGAACCTGAGTCGTTTTGGACGTTCTTTTAGTATTGTTCGTATTCCTTATTCTTTGAAACTATTAATTCAAGAATTACAGACGATGAATATTCAAATGCGTATTATTACTGAGGATAATGTGGACCAACTAATGAATATTTCATATTCGAACAATGTGAATAAACTGTTGAAGGACGATGGTGAACTATCTTCAGTATTGAATGAGTATCGTAGAGATATTAATAAGAAATTACAACAGTCAGAACCTTCAGTAAAACAATATACCGCAAAACAAAAGGATTCTACCATCCCTTCTTATATTGAAACTGAAAAGGAACTAGAACCAGAGGAGGAGATAAGTATGGAAACGAGTTCATCGTTCGATAGTTATCATCCTGATATGAATAGTAGTAGCGTGAATGAACAGAGTCAAGAGAATAACGATGTGTACGGGAATCTACAATATCCGTCGTCATCATCATCCAGACATACACCACTAATGGCACCTCCAATTAATAATATGTCTAGTTTGTCATCCGATGGTTCCTCTTTTGTAACACCTCCCATGCTTCCTCCGCCTTCAAGACAAGGACCACAATCATCCATGGAGAGTTCTGGTAATAGTAGTTTTACTCATTTCACTCCTCCAATGCCTCCTCCCCCTTCAGGACAAGGTCAAGGAATAAATATTCAAAACGAGGATTTAAGAAACCAGTACGATTCATTGAATGATATTGAAAAGATGAAGCTAATGGAAATGGTTGCTGAAAAACAGAGTAATTCAGGTAAGGATACCGAAACACCTGTTGCTGTAAAAACACCTATCTCAATATTAGATGTAGAAGAAGAGAAAGAAGACACCAATGAAGACAACAATGATGAGTCAAATGGTGGAGAAGATAGCACTAGCAATTCCGAGGGAAAGAAGACAGTATCTATCACTTTATAATGTATAATGATGTTGTGAATAGTGTGCATCCATAGATTATACACTTATAGAAAATAAAATGTTCATCAATAAATGAAATGAACGGACTTATTAGGAATAAATTGAATTATAAATACATTATAATTCAATACAATATACATAGATAAGATAATAATTTATTTAATTCAAAATGACTGATATCCGAAGATTCTTTGGAAATGGACACGAGATACCAATAGACTCAGAAATGAATGACTTGATGACTATAGAACCAACACATATACAATCACAACCTAAGCCTAGTGCCAAAGGACAAAAATGGAGCGATGCAGAAGAATTACAATTATTACAAGAATTAGAAACGGAAATAAGTATTTCAGATATTGCGGATATTCACGATAGAACCTATGGTGGCATTACATCTCGTATGCGGGAAATTGCGTATAAAATGATAAATCAAGATGTTCCGATGAGTGAGGTTATACAAAAAACAAAACTCAACGAGTTTCAAATCAATGATACTATAGAAAAAAAAGCATATTCGCAAAAAAAACGAGAAGAGAAGAAAATAGAAAAACACGAACAGAAGAAAGAAAATCATGTTTCTAGTCAAAAGAAAAAAGAAAAAACAAGCTCGGGTGAGGATATCCTTAGTAGTAGTAATCATTTGACAAAAATCAAAACGACTCAACAATTGTCAATTGAACAAGAGTGTGCATTACAACAATTCGAAAATCGCGATAATCTTTTTGTCACAGGGGAAGGTGGAACAGGCAAGACATTACTGATTCAGTACCTTGTTCGTTGCGCAAAACTACACGGACGAAAAATACAAGTATGTGCATTAACCGGATGCGCGTCTCTTCTTCTAGAATGTAACGCAAAAACGATTCATTCTTGGAGCGGTATTAGACTAGGTAAAGGAGATGTCGACGATATAGTAGGTAGTGTCATTTATAATCATGCGGCTAGAAACTCTTGGAGAAATACAGATGTTTTGATTGTAGATGAAGTAAGTATGATGTCGAAACGAATATTCGAAATATTGGATATTGTAGGAAGACGTGTGCGTAAATGTTATAACAAACCATTTGGAGGACTACAAGTCGTGTTTGTGGGCGATTTCTTTCAACTACCTCCTGTAACTACTAGTAATTTCCTAGAAGGCGAAGATTCATTTTGTTTTGAATCTGATGAATGGTTGAACACCTTTCCGTTGGATAATCATATCGTATTGAAGACAATATTCCGTCAAGACGATAATGTATTTCGAAGAATACTAGGAAACATCCGAATGGGTACGATTGTTTCCGAAGATGTGGAGGTACTTAAAACGTATCTTAACCGCACATTTGACCATGATAAGTATCAAGGCATAATTCCTACAAAGTTGTATCCTACTAAGAATAAGGTAGATGCTGTGAATAGAGAAATGTTTCGTCAGTTAGAAGGGGAAAGTTATACTTATCAGTTTGTGAGTAAGACAAACTGTAGAATATATATGGATGGTACTGAAAAAGAGATTCCTGCTTCAGTGTTGTCTAGATGTCGTAAGAACTTGAACACGCAAAAAACAATTTATGAAATAGACTCCCTTGCTAATAGTAGTCCATGTGTAAAAACTCTTGAATTAAAAAAAGGAGCGAATGTCATGTGTACTGTAAACTTGGATCTAGATAATGGAGTTTGTAATGGTTCTATAGGCAAAGTGATTGATTTTATCTTTCCGAATACAACATCGAATGATACACCACCGACTCCTGTTCCTATTGTGTTATTTTCAAATGGTCATAGAATGATAATGGCTGAGAAATACTGGCAGTCAGAGGATTATCCAAGTGTAGCTGTTGGTCAATATCCACTGTGTCTTGCGTGGGCTATGACAATTCATAAGATTCAAGGTGCAACGCTTTCTATGGCTGAAATAGATATCGGAAGAGGAATATTTGAGTGCGGTCAAACTTATGTCGCACTTTCTCGTGTAAAAAATCTGGACGGGTTATATCTGTCTAATTTTGAACCTGACCGAATCAAAACAAACCAGAAGGTCAAGTCGTTTTATGAAGGTATTCCTGAGGTTGAGTATGAAGAAGAGGAAGAAGAGGAAAAACAGGAAAAACAGGAAAAACAGGAAGAACAGGGAAAAATAGAAGATGAAGAAGAGGTAGAAGAAGAGTATATCAATGAAATCGATAGCGATTGTGATAATGGAGAAGATATAAGTACTGATTTTAAACAGTATAATGCTAAAATAAAAATAGAAATAATATGACAAATGAAATGACGTATTGGGATGTTAAAATAGGCAAATAAACATTTTTAATTATAATTAAAATTGAAAATGTAATAAAAATAAAATGAGGTAGTAAAGTATAATAGTTTCTAGTAATCATGGCGCAAAACTCAAGTAGTATTATTTCATCGATTTATAAGTCCAGGAAAACTCTAGTTGAACTAATGAAAAAACAAGGATACAAGGTAGAAGAGTATGAGAATTTTAGTGTGAATGAGGTAAATAATATGTATCAACATGATCAATTAGACATGTTGGTGGAAAAGGAGGATGTCAACAAAATGAAAAGAAAATTATATATATCCTATTATTTAGAAAAAGCAATTCGGCCTAACAATATTGAAGAAATGATTGATGAACTCTTCAACGTAGAAGAGGTATTAAGTAAAGATGATACTCTGATGATTATTACCAAAGCTGATATGAATGAAACAAACACAAATAAGTTGAAACATATATGGGAACAAGAAGGGATTTTAGTAATTATTCAAAATATTAAAAGACTTCAGTTCAATATTCTGGACAATGTTCTTGTTCCATCACATAGAGTGTTAGACAATACCGAACTACTGGATGTTAAGAAAAAGTTCAATCTCATAGAAAACATAGAGTTTCCAGAGATATCTAGATTTGACCCAGTAGCAAAGGTCATTGGGATTCGTCCTGGAGAAGTATGTGAGATAATTCGTCCTAGTAAGAACTCGATTGACGGGTATTATTACCGTATTTGTGTATAAAAATATATGTATAATATAACAATAAAGAAAAACAATGACCACGTACAATACAGAACTGACTACTTTAAATAAAGGTAAAGATACTTTTGATACCGCATTATCACAATATAAAGATGCGTATGAAAAAAAAATAGACAACCCAACTAACACATCAGACCAAAGTGCCTTCGACGCAATTGATACGACGTTGAGTAGCGAAACTTCCAATGTACGTGCTATGAATAACGTGTACGCAGAGAAAACAGCTATATTACAAACTCAATTGGATAGTTTACAAAATGCTTCTGGTGTTTTACTAGGTGATATCTTAGAAAAGAACAATAATGTGTTATTTACAAATATCACACTGTTGATGGGTATATCTATTTTTTCGTGGATTACGTACAAATCATTTAAGAAGGAATAGCGTGATAGATAAATGTTGTTTCCAATACCATTTTTATATGACCAATACAAAAAATACAGTATATACATCTAACGAATCTGAAGTTTGTGAAATGTGCTCAGCTTAAAAATAACATCAATATATTTCGTGTCATCATGGTTGCCCACTTCTCATTTTCTCTATTTTTATCAGGATGATATTTTAATAGTAATTTCTTTCTACAATTATTTTTAGAAGATCCTTTACTTAATAGTAAATTAAATTCAACACATAATCTCTTGATAAAGATATACTCAGGGTTATCAGGGTTGTTTATTTCTTCTTCTGCCCTCTTTGTACGTTCCTTTTCCGCTTCTTCTTCGTTCTTTATACGTTCCTTTTCCGCTTCTTCTTCTTGTTGTTTTCTCCATTGGTTATATCTTTCTTTATTTATTCTCTCTGCTTCCTCTTCGTGTTGTCTTCTTTCTGCTTCTCGTTTGTCTTGTTCTTTTTGTAATTTGGCGTCCTTTTTTATTTGTTCCTCTTCTCTTATTTTGTTCAGTCGTTCTGATTCTACTCTTTTCTTATCTCTCTTCTTCTTTTTTACTACGGCTTCGCGTTCTCTTTCTTTTTCTAATTGTTTTTTTTCTTCATGCGTGGTATAAGACGGATCTAAAAATTTACGCCATAGATATTCGGTGTCTATTTTCCTTTTTTGATCGTCATTTAAATTACTTCTCTTCTTCAGGTCTTCAATCGATTTTAATATTTTTCTAGCTTTTTTCTCTTCTTTTTCTCTTGATAGAACATCAGATTTTTCATTTATATCTAAATTATTGTAATAGTTGGACATATTTTATATGCTATTTTAAAAGTTTATTTGGTTGATAAAAAAAATACTTTTCAGTATCAATTTTTATTTTTAATACGCCCACTATGAAGCCCTCTATGATGACCTATATGTTATGCCCTATGTTATTACTTATATGATGCCCTATATGATGACCTAT